ATAAAGCACATAGGTCAATATAGTTATAGCTGGGCAAACATAGAGAAAACATAATGGCTTATACAAACTATACGGATTTGCAGGCTTTAGTTGCAAATTATCTTGGTCGAAGTGATTTGGCTACAATAATTCCTGACTTTATTCGTTTTGCAGAAACACGATTATCTAGGGAGTTGCGTACTCGTCAAATGCTCAAGTCGGCTACAGCATCATTAACTGGCGGTGATTCACGGATTGCAGTACCAAGCGATTTTCTAGAAATTAGGGATCTGTTTACACAAGGAAACCCTCGTATGCCGGTAACATACTTGTCCCCTAGCGCCTTCACAAGAGATGCTAGGGCAGACGAGTCTGGGCTTCCTGTTTTTTATACCATACTTACATCAGAGTTTCAGTTTGCTCCACAGCCTGACACCAATTACACAATAGAAATTTTATATTACGCTAGGCCGCCAGTTTTATCATCTACTCAGCCGTCTAATGTATTCCTAGCAAATTACCCAGATGTGCTGTTATACGGAGCATTACTAGAGGCAGAGCCTTATTTAATTAATGATGTAAGAACGCAGACTTGGGCTACTTTGTATGATCGTGCTATCAAGAACATTGTTGATGCAGACCAAAACTCAGAGTATTCGGGTATTCCTTTACAAATGAAAATCACATCCAGATAGGAAAAATCATGGCAGAAATTAGTAATTACTTAGAAAACGCTTTAATTAATGGCACATTACGAGCCACTACATTTACAGCCCCAACAACTATTTATGTAGCTTTATTTACTAGCGATCCTACAGACGCAGGATCAGGCACAGAAGTAAGTGGTGGATCGTATGCTCGTAAGTCTATTACATTTGCAGAGCCTAGTGGTGGAGTTACCCAAAGCAATGCTGATGTTACATTTGATACTTGTACCTCAACTTGGGGAACAATTACTCATATTGGCCTATTCGATGCTTTAACATCTGGAAACCTTTTGTACCATACAGCATTAGATGTAAGCAAGTTAATTGAAACGAACGATGTTTTCAAAATTAATTCTGGCGGCTTAACAGTTACTCTTTCCTAATATGATTAAGATTGAATTTGAAATCGTTAAAGATGGCATGAAATTTAGGGATGCCATTGTCTTGCCTATTGGTCATGGCTATACAGAAGAACAATTAGAAGAACTCAAGCAAAAGCGATTTGATGCTTGGTATGAGGCAGTCAGCCAACAAGAGCTAGACGAAGCAATAGTAAATCCATCTGAGGAATAATAATGGCTGATAGATATTGGGTAGGCGGTAGTGGTTCTTGGGATGCAACTACAACTACAAACTGGTCTGCAACTTCTGGCGGTGCTGGTGGTGCTTCTGCTCCTACATCTTCTGACAATGTAATCTTTAACTCTGCATCTAACGCAACTCTCTATACAGTAACAGTAGGCACTAATGCTGTTTGTGCAGATATGACTGCTGCTGGCCCACTTGTAGGCAATGTCACATTCTCTTTAGGTGCAACAGCCGTTATTAACTGTCATAGTAGCTTTACTTTAGCAGCCACAGGAATTACTTGGACTGCAACAACAGGAAGCGCAGTTAACTTTCTAGCTACATCTACAGGAAAAACTATTACTACTAATGGTGTTTCGTTAGGCGCAACAATTTGTACATTTGATGGTGTTGGTGGTGCATGGTCATTGGGAAGCGCATTTACTTCAACTAATAATATAATAGTAACTAATGGGTCATTTAATAGCGCAAATTTTAATATTACTATCGTAAATTTAGGTTCTAGCAATGCAAATATTAGAAGTATATCTTTAGGTTCTTCAACAATAACTTTATCTGCTGCAATACCGATAAATTTTACAAATTCAACAAACCTTACATTTAACGCAGGTACATCTACAATCACTTGTTCTAACGCATCACCAACATTTAATGGCGGTGGTCAAACTTTCTACAATGTAAACTTTACAAGTGCTGCTACTGGCACAACTACAATTACTGGCGCAAATACATTTAATGATTTAAACCAAACAAGTAGAAGTGCTGCTGGTTTAAGAGTTGTTAGTATTGGTGCAAATCAAACTGTATCTGGTACTTTAACATTAGGCGCAGCAAATACTTCCATTCGTAGAATACAAGTTCAATCAGATACAATAGGTACTCAGCTCACCATTACTTTAAATGGAACTTTAGCTACTTTAGCTGATGTTGATTTTAGAAATATTGCTACTGCTGGCTCTGTCGGAACTTGGACAGGCACACGACTTGGTAATGGTTTAGGTAATAGTGGTATTACATTTGATGCAGCTAAAGATGTTTATTGGAATCTTGCTGCTGGTGGTAATACAACGGGTACAGCTTGGGCTTTATCCTCTGGCGGTGCTGTTAATGCAAATAATTTTCCATTAGCTCAAGACAGAATAATTATTGAAAATACTGGTCTTAACTCTGGGGCTACAATTAGTATTGCAAGCGGTATATATTGGTTTGGAGAATTTGATTTTTCTACTAGAACTTTACCGATGACTTTTGCCAATGGAAATATTCAAGTCATAGCGTATAAAAATGTAACACTATCTTCTTCTGTAACAATGACCGGAACATCAAATTGGGTTTTTCAAGGTCAAGGCACTACACAAATTTTAGATGTTAATACTGCTACATTCGTACCACCTATTACTATAGATTCCCCAAGCGGAACACTACAGTTAGCAGAAAATACAACTTGCTCTGATACAGTTACATTGACTAGCGGTACATTAGACCTCAATAACAATGTTTTAACAGCACTTACATTTAGCTCATCTAACTCAAATACTCGTTCTATTGCTTTTGGCACAGGAAATATTAATTTAACTGGTAATGCCGCAACTATATGGACTACAGCTACTGCTACTGGGTTTTCTTACACAGGAACACCAACAATTAACGCAACATATTCTGGTTCAACAGGCACTAGAACATTTAATACTGGAACAACAGGAACAATTACAGAAGCCAATGCACTTTCATTTAATATTACGGCTGGCACAGACATAGTAACAATACTTAACAACCATGCTCTTAGAAGTTTAAATTTTACTGGATTTGCTGGCTCATTTACCACTAATAATAGAACAATATATGGTAATTTAACTGTATCTAGTGGAATGACATTGGTATCTGGCACAAGTACTACAACTTTTGTTGCAACATCAGGAACACAAACAATTACCACAAACGGCAATACGACCATTGATTTTCCAATCACCCAAAACGGAGTAGGCGGTACTGTTCAGCTACAAGACAATCTAACTATTGGAGCAACTCGTACTTATACGCTGACTAACGGTACGCTAAATGTCAATGGAAAAACATTAACTACTGGTATCTTTAGTTCTTCTAACTCTAATACTCGTGTATTGAATCTAGGAACTAACGGCAAGATTGCAGTTAATGGCGGTAACTTTACTGCAACTGTTACTGGATTTACCTTTAGCGGTACAGGAACTATTAGCATGGACTTTGCAACTGCTAAGACCTTTGCTGGTGGTGGTGGTGTCTATCCTTATACCTTAAACCAAGGTGGTGCTGGTACGCTAACGATTACTGGGGCTAATACTTTTGATAACATTACTGATACTGTACAGCCTTGTACAATTACTTTTCCAGCAAACACAACCACAACAGTAAACAATTTTAATGTTAATGGAACAGCAGGAAACCTTGTATCTTTGCAATCTAGCACACCTGGAACTAGATATACTCTTTCAAGGAATTTAGTTCTTGATCCATTTTTTATCAATGTTAATTATGTGGATGTAAGAGATGCTATTGGAAGCCCAGACTTAAAGTGGTATGTAGGAAAAAATTCTGTAAACTCTGGGAATAATTTACAGATTTATTTTGAACAATCTCCAGCAGCCAATTTAGACATTAATGGTGTTGCAACATTTACTGCTGCCGGATTAAGAATGAGATTATCTAATGGTGATGTTTTAGGACAAGCATTATTTTCTGGATCGGCTAATAAAATTGTTGCTTCTTCTGCAAATATTACAGGAGAGGGAGTTGTTGCGGCATCTGCTGGCAAGCGCACAAACGGTAGTGCCGCAATATCTAGCAATGGACAATTTTCTGCTAACGGCAAGATTATTGGTGAGGAATGGACAGAAATTCCGCAAGGCTCTGAAGTATGGTACGAAAACTAATATAGGCTAAAACATGGCGATCAGTAGAATAACCTTTGGCGAATGGACTCCAGACCAACCTGGTATTACTAATGGCCTACAAAGGGCAGAAAATGTATTTGCTAAGGCAGTAGGTTATGGTGCTATTAACGCAGCAGAGGACTATTCTGCGGCTGCCTCAGAAAACCTAAACAATGTAGTTGCTGCAAAAACAACTGATGGAGTTACTTTAGTTTTTGCTGGTGGTGGCACTAAATTATTTAAACTGGATGGCGCAGACTTATCTTTAGATAATGTTTCTAAAGCGGCTCAATCTATTACAACAGTAGCCAGAACGACAAATGTTACTACCATTACAACATCTGTTGCTCATGGCTATTCTATTGGGGATAGCGTTACAGTAACTGCCGTTACAAATACAACTGTAAATGGCACATTTATTATTGCTGCTGTACCAACTACAACTACTTTTACTTATTCAAATACTGGAACAAACATTACAAGTGGCGCAGATACAGGAACAGTTACATTTCAATATGTAACACCATCAAATCAACGGTGGCGTTTTACTCAATTTGGTAATGTACTAATTGCTGCAAACGGTGGAAATAGGTTACAAGGCTACAATGTAAACTCGTCTACAAACTTTAGCGATTTAGCAGCAGATGCCCCTCAATCTCGTTATATAACGGTAGTGCGTGATTTTGTGGTTTCTGGCTATGTTAATGAGTCTACAGTACGGCCTAACCGAGTTCAATGGTCTGCTTTGAACGATGAGTCTAGCTGGACTAACTCAGCGACTACACAGGCTGATTTCCAAGATATTCCTGACGGAGGCTCAGTAGTTGGATTAACTGGTGGTGAGTTTGGTCTAGTGTTTATGGATCGTTCCATTCATCGTATGTCATATGTTGGCAGTCCGTTAGTATTCCAATTTGACAATATTAGCCGCAATCAAGGCTGTTATGAGGCTAACTCTATTATTCAGTATGGTGGCACATCGTTCTTTCTGTCTGATGACGGATTCTATGCTTGTGATGGGCAAAAAATTATTCCCATAGGAAACGAGAAAGTAAACCGTTACTTCTTTGATGATATAGACGAGGGCTTATTAAATTTAATGTCTGCTGCTGTAGATCCAATACGCAAGTTAGTTATTTGGGCTTATGCCTCTACATCTTCTGCAACTGTAGATAAATTATTAATTTTTAACTACGAAATTGGCAAGTGGACTAGCGGAACAACAACAGCAAGCCGTGTAGCTACATCATCTACCCCATCGTTTTCTTTAGAAGGATTGGATGTATTTGGTAATTTAGAGCAGATAGAATCAAGTTTTGATAGCCGTATTTGGCTTGGCGGCAAGATGCAGTTTGCTGGTGTAAAAAATGCAAAGGTTATTACATTCTCAGGGGCAAACAATACGGCCTTTATTGAAACAGGCGATATTGAAGTGCCAGGCACAACTTCAGCGATTACGATGGCTAAACCAATAATAGATAATGGCTCTGGTAATGTTGCCTTATTATCTCGTAGATTATTAAGTGAGCCAGCAACTTTTGGGGCTCAATCGGTAGCAAATGCAGAAAACAGGGTAAGTATTCGTGGCGTAGGTCGCTATCATCGTCTACAATTAACACCTACAGGATCATGGGATACTGCTGTTGGTATTGATGTAGAAATGAATGGATTAGGATCTAGATAATGTTTAGACTATTACCTCCTTTTGGTGGGGATCAGCGAGCAGTCGCTGAGATAGTTAATGGCATTATGAATGGCAAAACTAATAATACTGGTTCAGTTACATTAGCCACAGGAAATGCAACGACTACTACGATTACAGATGCTCGTATTGGCATAGATTCAGTTATTTTATTAGCCCCAAGCTCTGCTGCTGCTTTTGCTGATACTGCCCCTTATGGAGCGTTTCAAGACTCTACAGATCAAACAGCAGCAAGCACTACTACTGCTTATCCAATGACATTTAACACTACAGATTTTTCTAATGGTGTTTATTT